CTTAAAGTCCTTTAATGATCTTACTTCTAAAGGTGTCAGGGAATCAAAACCCATGCACTGGGCGCAGATGCAGTGTTATATGCACGGCTCAAAAATTGACAGGGCTTTATATGTCGCCGTCTGCAAGGACAACGACCACCTCTACACAGAGCGGGTCAGATATGACGAGGCGGCGGCCATAAGCCTTATCAACAGGGGTACAAGGATAACAACTTCTGACCGTATACCTGAGCCGCTGTCTGCTGACCCCTCGTGGTATCAATGCAAGTTCTGCCCATGTTACGACTTCTGTTTCAATACCCACATAACAAAAGAGATCAACTGCCGTACTTGTGCGCTGTCAACTGCATGTGTCAACAGCACGTGGACATGTTTACGGTACGGTGAGGCTGAGATACCTGTTGAGGCACAACGGACAGGCTGTGAGGGTCATGTACTGCATCCCGATCTTGTGCCGTGGAAGGTGTCAAATTCAGACGAAGATTTTACAGCAGTTTATGAAATTGAAGGAAAGATTATTAAGAATGGTGCGCCTGACAGTCAGGTTTATAGCTCAAAAGAACTCCTTGACGGCACTTGGAAAACGGAGGATATAACCTTTAAATTCGGGAGGTGAGACATTGGAGTTAAGGGAATATCAACAGCGCAGTATTAACCAACTTTACAACTGGTTTAGTAATAATAAAGGCAATCCATGTCTCAACCTTCCGACAGGCTCAGGAAAATCAATAATCATCGCCTCTCTTTGCCAGGACGCTTTAACCAACTGGCCCGACACTAAAATAATCCTTCTGACTCACGTTAAGGAACTTATTGAACAGGACACAGCTCAGATACTCAACGTCTGGCCTGATGCGCCTGTCGGTATTTACTCCGCATCAGTGGGGGTCAAAAAGCTAGGTTATCCAATCACTGTGGCGGGTATCCAGTCAATAAGGCACAAGGCTAAGAAGGTCGGACACATCGACCTCTGCATTGTCGATGAGGCGCACCTGATAAGCCACAAGTCAGAGGGCAGCTATCGGAAGTTTATTGGTGACCTGAAAGAGATAAACCCCTCATTGAGGGTGATCGGGCTGACCGCTACGCCTTACCGTTTGGGGCATGGACTTATCACAGACAAGCCGGCTATTTTTGACGATATTTTAGAGCCGACCTCAATTGAGGAGCTTTTAGCGCATGGTTATTTATCCCCACTCCGCTCAAAGCGACCTGACAACCTTATCTCCGTTGATGGCGTAGCAAAGCGAGGCGGTGAATTTATCGAAGCAGAACTGCAAAAAGCGGTTAACAAAAAGGATCAGAACCTACGGGTCGCCTGTGAGATTCTCAGGTATGCCGAGGAACGCAAGGCGTGGCTCATCTTCTGCACAGGAGTCAAACACGCCCATGCGATGGCTGAGATATTAAAAAACCTTGATATTCCGACCGCCTGTATTACGGGGGAGACACCGAAAAACGAAAGAGAGGAGATAATAGACGCTTTCAAATCGGGCAGTTTAAGGGCAATAGCAAACGCCAATATTTTAACGACAGGCTTTAATTATCCCGATATTGACCTGATCGCGATGTGCCGACCAACATTGTCACCGGGGCTGTATGTTCAGATGGCAGGGCGAGGCATGAGAGTCAAGAGCCACACGGATCATTGTTTAGTACTTGACTTCGCCGGAAATGTCCGGACGCACGGGCCGATAACGGCAGTCAGACCGCCGGACAGGAAGGGTCAGGGACACGGCGAAGCACCTGTTAAGGTGTGCGAGCAGTGTCAGGAGTTTGTCACGCTGTCAACAAGGGTATGTCCCGCCTGTGGTTGGGAGTTCCCCGCACCCGAGGTTAAACCTCTCCGTCTCCATAACGATGACATTATGGGCAACGGCAAGACAATGCGGGTCAAGAGCTGGCTGTGGCGGGTTTATACGTCTAACTCAGGCAAGGAGATGGTGACAATAACTTATTTCTCCGCTGACAACCTGGCAGAAATGGTAACAGAGTACCTCTGCCTGCTCCATGGCGGGTATGCACAGGACAAGGCGCAACGGCTTTTATCTGGCATTGCTAAACGGTCAGGGGCAGTCATTGATAACCCATACGACCTTGAAGGCATTGTCAGCACGATGAACATTGTCCCTGCTCCTACTGAGATAACTAAAGAGCGTGACGGCAAGTATTACCGGGTGACAGCGAGGGTGTGGAATTATGCAGCTTAAATCTCCCGCCGACATTATTCCTACCGAACACGAGGAGCAAAAGAACTTTGTCCAATGGTTCAGACGTAAATATCCAAGCGTCAGGATATTCGCCATTCCGAACGGCGGCGCACGTAACCCCGCTACAGCATGTAGGCTAAAGGTGGAAGGGGTATTAAGAGGTGTACCCGATCTATTTATTCCTGAGTGGCGTTTATGGGTCGAAATGAAGCGAGTTAAAGGAGGTGTCTTATCGCCGGAGCAAAAGGACTGGATCAGTTATTTGGAACAGCACAACTATAAATGCATGGTCGGTTACGGCTGTGAAGGCGCGATTAGGGAGGTGGAGGAGTGGCGAAAGGAGACATCGGCAATGCGCTAGGCGGTCCGTTCAGGGTCCCTGCCCCGGAGTCCATTCCTCCGGAAGCGCAGCTTATTAACGCAATTGTCGAGGCGGGGCTTGAAGCTCCGTCTGAAATTTATATTGATGGAAGGATACATAGATTTTCAGGGGACAGCAAAAGGGAAAAGGCAGCATGGTATATAGCCTATCCTGACGGTGTTCCCGCCGGTGCTTATGGTAACTGGAAAACTGGTTTCATGGAAAAGTGGTGCGCCAATATCGGGCGAGAGCTTTCATTCTCCGAACGGATGCAGCGCGATAAGCGATATGCCGAGGCTAAAGCAATACGCGAAGCGGAACGGGCAAAACTAGCAGAAAGTATAGCGGAAACAGCTAGCGTTATATGGAATAACTGCCCAGACGCACCCAACGACCACCCATATCTTATAAAGAAAGGAGTCAAGCCGCACGGCGCGAAGGTGACAGGTGATGGTCGCTTGGTGCTTCCGCTCTACGATGCTGACGGCAAGCTGATAACCCTTCAGTATATCGATCAAAAGGGAGTCAAGCGTTATCACGATGGAGGACCCACCGGCGGCAGATATTGGGTATTGGGCAAGGTCAACAAGACGATCTATCTTGCTGAAGGCTTCGCAACCGGAGCCTCAATTCATGAGGCAACAGGTGATGCCGTCTACCTTGCTTACTCAGCCAGCAACCTCATTAATGTGGCAGGAATTATCCGGGAGAAATACGGACCCACCGCAGATGTTGTTATCGTAGCAGATAACGATGAGAGCGGAACAGGTCAGAAAGCCGCGTCTGAAACTGCCCAAAGATGGGGAATGCGAGTTGTTATACCTCCGATAATCGGAGATGCCAATGACTATGTTCAAAGTGGTCACGACCTTTTAGCCCTGTTAAAACCGAAGCTGTCAAGCGACTGGCTTATATCCGCAGATGTCTTTTCTTCCAAACCCCAACCTATTAACTGGCTGATAAAAAAATGGGTACAGAGTAACGCTCTGTTAATGGTACACGGTCCTTCGGGGGGAGGTAAAACTTTTGTAGTTTTAAACTGGTGCCTACGGATCGCGTCAGATATAGCTAAGTGGGGCGGCCAGCCTGTCAAGTCTGGCAACGTGGTTTATCTTGCAGGAGAAGGACATTGGGGCTTAAAAGCACGTATTGCCGCATGGAAGCATTATCACCAGATCCACAAAACTAATATGTGGCTGTCAAAATGCGGCTGCGAGCTGAACACGCCGACAGGCTATCAACTTGTGGTTGACCATGTTAGGAGCCTACCTGTCCGCCCTGATCTTATTGTTGTTGACACCTTACACCGCTTCTTGTCAGGTGATGAAAACTCATCACAGGATGCCGGTACGATGCTTAACGCCTGTAACGGACTAATGTCAGAGTTTGAATGTTCTGTACTGCTGGTGCATCATACAGGAGTCAGCGATGAGGCTAAGTACCGGGGGCGCGGATCTTCAGCATGGCGGGGCGCACTGGACGTTGAGATATCGGTTATTAAAGACAAAAACAGCTCAACTATCACACTTCAGCAAATAAAACAAAAAGACTCTGAATTGTCCGAACCTATATATCTGGATCTCCAAAGCGTAGCTATTCCGGGATGGATCGATGAAGACGGCGAGCAGGTCACAAGCGCGGTAGTTGTTGAATCCTCCGAGCCTGTCAAAACGAAGAAGGACAGTAAGGTCGCCGGGTTTATGAAGATGTTCCAAAGGGCATGGTTCGCATCAGGAGAGAAGATGTCAGACGATCACAAGCCCTTTGTATCCCGGCAGGCGATGCTTGATTTCCTTATTCAGAATGACGGAAACACGGAAGAAAATGCAAAACAAATGGTCAAGCCGGGTAAAGCCGACAGGTTTATCGGGTACTTAATTAACGGTGAAATTATCGAATCTAAAGGCTCCGGATGGCAAGTTCTTGATAACAACCTGATAAGCACAATGTTAATTCAGAGTAAACAAAAATTGTAAAATTGTAGTACAATTAGGGGACAAACGCACTTTTTTCACAAATGGTATTTTGTCCCCTCGAATGGCACTTAGGGGACAAAAGGGGACAAGGGCACAAAAATTTTTGTCCCCTCGAAAAAGTTAGTAATAGCAATAATCGCCAGACCGAGGGGACAAAAGGGGACAAGAGGGGACAAAAAAGGGGGGCAAGGCGAAAAGTGAGGGGACAAACATATACCCCCCTCTTTAGAGGGGGTATATTGTCCCCTACTTCGAGCGGGCTTGAAATCTGTAAACAAAAAAGGAGACTAAAAAAATGATCAAATGGATCAGAAGATGGCTGTATAGAAATTTGAAGATCGGAGGCAGTAAATGACCTGCACTCTTTGCAAAAAAGAAATCTGCTGAGGCGATCCAAGTTTTGAAGTCGTTGACTTCTACACAAGAGAAGACGCTGGCGTAGTCTGCACTGAATGTGCGGAAACGTTAGAGAGGGAGGAGGATTATGATGAGCAGTTTTGAAAATTTTGTATACATACTTGGTAATACGGCAGAAGTAATATTACAAATTATGGCAGTTACATCATTTGTTAAAGGTGAAAAAGTAAGCGCAATTTTTTTTATGACATTTGTAATTTTACTTGAAATACAAATGGAAACTTTGAAGAAAAAAATAAAGGAGAGGTTATGATGACCGATAAAGATCAAGAAAAAACCTGTAAAACCTGTAAGCACTTACGCCTCAAGGATTATGTTTACGGAATATGCCTGAGAACCTGTAATATCGTGCAGCCTTGCAACTCGTGCGGTAAGTGGGAGAAGCAGGAGGAGAGGGATTTTTATGCTTGTTGAAGGAGGGCAACAAATGAACGTCGAAGAAGCGAAAAATCACAGGTGTCCGTTGTGCATATCTTTTACTGAGCAAGGGTTAAGTAGGAGTGGACTAAAAATAACGGATTATATTTATGGTAATTGTATCGCTGACCGGTGCATGATGTGGCGATGGTTTAACCTAGCGAACATGAACGAGGGCTATTGCGGTTTGGCTGGGAAGGAGGGTGCGGAGTGAGTAATATGAAGAACTTAAAAAATTGTAACATTTGGATTACAACCTGTTGTGTTTGCGATAAACCTATTTTTCTAGGTGAGGATATGTGCAGTCAAAACTTAGAAATTACCAAAGAAGGCACGACAACTATTGCTATTGTCTTTTTCCACCCCGAGTGCGCAGGAGAGTATTATAGGAGATTTCCAGATAAGAAGGAGGGTGCGGAGTGATGTTTAGTAATTTAGGCGAATATCAAGGTTTTTTGGAAACAAATTGCGAAAGGTGCAAAAGGTATATCTCTTGGGAAGATGATCCTAGCGGTGTTTGCCCCATAGAAGATGCCTTGTCTAATTGTTCAATAACGGGTGAAGGGTTCCCGAAAGATAAGGTTGCTTTGAATGAGCATGGATGTTGGGAGTGTAAGGGGTTTGAGGGGGAGGAAGGCGCACAAAACATTGGGAAAAGGGAATGTTGTGAGCAAGATGGGAGATGTACCTTTGATGAGTAATTATATAGAGAATGAAATAACAATGAAAATCATCCGCAAAAAACGCAAGGGACTTGGAAGTGATTTTTGTTCTACTGGCTGTCCGTTTTTTAGATGGCAAGTTTTTAATTTAACAAAACTTCCTGTCTGTTTTTTGACAAACCCCAACGAGGGGACACCAATGAATTACGTTGGGGAATATCCTGACAAAATAGTTTGTACAGGTACTGAGTTTTGTAATAATTTGAGGCTTTTTCTCGAAGACCAAAGGAGTTCTTGGTAATGAACCACGCTGACCTCTGCCGAGAGTGCGAACTAACGCAAAAAGTGCAACAGTTGGAGCAAGCCGGAGACCGTATGGCTAAGCGTCTATGTTTAATTATTAACAGCGAACGAACTCCTGATAATGCGTCTATTGATGCGGTTAAGAGTTGGTGGAAGGTGAAGGAGGAGTCGGAATGAATAAAGAGATGCTTTTTAGGGGAAAAAGGTTAAACAACGGCGAGTGGGTTTGTGGCAGTTTGATACAAATGGATAGCGAAGGATCACAGAGTTTTATCTTTCCGTTTTATAAATATGCATCATCACTGACCTG